ATGAAACCTGATGTAAGAGCGGATATTCCTGTGAATCCCGTCTTCTTGAGCATGTTTCGACCAGTCGTCTACATCAAGCTCGAAGTCCAAATGTATAAAGCGGTTATTCAGTGGCGCTGGCATTGAGTGGGTAATGCCACGGTCGCCAATGTTGTTACCAGCAGCCACGATGGACCAATGGTCTGGTAGTCGATAGTTACCAATCGCACGATCAAGAACCAATTGGTATGCACCGGACGCAACGGCGGGTAGGGCCGCGTTGCACTCGTCCAGGAACAAGATGCCAGGTGGATCGGTTTCTTTGGGCAAGAAGTCAGCTGGGAGCCAGTGCATCTTGCCGTTGGCCATGTCGGGGCAAGGAAAGCCGCGAAGGTCGATGGAGTCAAGCTGGGACAAACGAACGTCGTTGATCTTGAGATTGAGCTTTTTAGCAATCTGCTTAACAACAGAAGATTTACCGATGCCGGACTTACCCCAGAGGAACACGGAGGTCTTTGATTCCATAAGTGTTGGCAACACTTTGGCGATAGTGGAAGGTTTCATATTGGTGTGTCTGTAGATGGAGCTTCATCTAAGTTAGAGGTTAGAACTACGGGCGTGGGTGTGCCCGTAGTTGCAAATCAAATTACAAAGCAGTGCTGTCGAGCTTTGAAGAGTCAAGCAGCTTGTTGTGGAGCACTGCTAATTGCTGTTGAACTTCTTTGGTTTGCGCATAAGTCAAACCTTCGTACATTCCCCCAATCTCTCCATGCATAGACCGAATACAGTCTAGGGTTTTGGCGTAGGCGTATTGTTTTGGTGTAAATCCGTCATGAATTTTCTTCATTCCTCTTCCTTGTCAGGCATGTTGGAATTGGAGATCCAGGTGTTTGCTAGTCCTACTGAAGCAGCAGCTTGGCGGATCTGTTTTTCGATAGCGCGTTCTTCGTCAGCCAGTTCTAGAGCAGCGATGGCGATGTCGTCTTCATCAGGTTCGTCGTTGTTGTCTGGGGTCATATTTGGCATGGTGGTTTCCTTTGGTAGATGCAGAGTAGTGGCTCACATGAAGCAGTGGCTTTGAGAAACGATTTTCAAACACTGTAGAAGCTACAACGGCGCTAACCCGTTGCACCACTACTCTGCAAAACTTGTAAAGCTTAGGGAGCTTATGGGGCTTATGGGGCTTTCTGGTCGTGCTCGATGAGCCAGTTCAGGTAGACCATGGCTTTCATGAGATCTTCGACACCGTTTTTGTAATCTGACCTGGAGACGTACTTGATGACGTTTCCAAGGTAATACCCACGCAGGGACTCAGGCGACATCTTGGCGCGGATGTAGTCAATGGTTTCTATCCCACCAGCGAGGTAGTGGCTAGGAGCTATCACTGCGTCTGAACTTCGAGCGTTTTGTGTGAGGTTGTTCATCGGTTGTATTGGTTGTAGTCGTTGTGTTTATTTGAGATTCAGACGTTGTAAACCTATGTAGGTTGGCGCATTCACGTCTTCGTACTGTGCCTTTTGTCTGCAGCACGCGGGTCCACGTGCCGCATTCAGGACATTTCATAGATGAGGCAAGTTGCCGAGGAAGTACATGATGAGGGCTACACACGCAATAACGTATACGACTGTGGCAGCGGCTCGGTAGAACATAAATGTTGGAGATTCAAGTTCAGGCAGTTCGCATGACATGGGCGTTTGGCATGGCACACGGCCTTGCTTGCATGGTCCTGAACATTTCATGATTTGACTCCTGTGGATTTAGTGGAGGCTGCGGGGGTTTGAAAGTTGTCGGCTGTGTACGTGGCAAATGAGGCGAAGTCTTTGAAGACGGTTTTGATGCCGTTGATGGCTTTGCTGTTGATCTTTACTTTGGTGGTGTGCATGCGGTGATGTTTCAGCATGGACGTGAACTTGTTGGGTGACTCTGGGATCTTGCCAACCAGGTATTCGAAGATGACTCTAAGTTCGTCTCTAGAGATGTTGCACTCACCAGTCTGGGTGTCTGCACGCAGCATGAGAGCTTTGAGAACATGCTTGTAGTCGTCGACTTTAGTTAGTGAAAACACGTTGGTGTTGTAGTTGTTGCTGGACGGCAGCTGGTCGATCAAGAACTCCATGTCGCCTCCCAAGATGGCCGAAGCGACCGTGTCTATCGATGACTCTGAGATAGATATTAGAGTCGAACGGTCGTTGTTGTCTAGAGGGGTTGCCACTGCTTTTAGATCAACTGGGTAGCTGAGCAGGTAGTCGTGGAAGTCTTGAAGCTCGGACTCGATGGGAGCCAGTTCGGCATCGGTCATGTTGAGCTTGTTGGGCTGGTATACGCCTACGTTGAAGCGGCGGTCGTTCTTGGGGATGGCCACGGGATCTGACTCGTTGGAGTTGAAGATCCAGTTGGTACGGTTCTCGTACTCCATAGCTGCCACGTACATGTCTCTGATGGTGATGGTGGGCTCAGTGATGAAGTTTCTGAGCTTGGCCATAGCGGCTTTCTCGTTCTCAAGCGCTTTGGTCTGGACCTCGTCGACGAAGACTAGGAACTTGTTTTTCATGAAGCCGTTGTAGGGTTCATTGAGTTCTTCCATGCGACGTGACGTGGTCTGCTCTTTACCGAAGATGGGCCGCAAGATGCGGTTCATGATCAGTCCTTTGCCGGTGCCTTCTGTGCCGTGCAGGATCCAAGCGGTCATTGCGCGTGTGCGGTTCTGCAAGATGAACGCCACCCAGTTGATGAAGTGTTCGGTGCATTCGGCGTCAGAGCCCAGCGCGTGGTGAATGATGCGCAAGATGGTTGGTGGGCACCTGTCGACGACACGTGCCTTGGCCTTCATGTACTCGGTGAGTTGGAAGGTGTTGATGGTGCGGTTGGCGATGTCAACGCGCACGTTGTCGTGAGGGTCGAACGTGAGATCCCATTCTGGGATGTAGGTGCCGAGAGCGATACCGACTTGCTCTGCAAAGTGGCGGATTTGGGTTTCGTTACGAGCTGACAGGATTTGAAGGTCGTCGTTAGCTTCGTCATAAGTGCCTCGGTAGTAGGTGGATGTTTTTCTGTCCAGGAATGCCAGGAACGTGATGCCAAGCGACGAGGTGCGTGTGGCCTGTGTGGTTAGTTGTCCCCAGTAGTCAGGCAGCAACTCTTTGGTGAGGTAGTTAGGCTCGCCTTTGAAGTTGTAGATGACGTCGGGCTTGTCTTCTGGGTGGTAGTACGCCCAGGAGTCACCACCATTTAGGTTGAAGTACACAAAGCCGCGATCCATCTTGATGCCGGTGATGGTGCAAGCGTCGGGTTTGAGCAGGACTTCGATGTTTTTGAATACTTTGCAAGTGAACTTGCGCTTGGGGAGATTGCAGAACTCTCGAAGCTGTTCAAGACGTTTGTCAGTCAGCGCTTTGTTGGCGTCAGCTGAATTGACGTGGGCTGGAAACGTGAACGCAGCAAGTGCGCGGCGCACCAACGAGATGCGAGGTGTCTTCCCCATTGGGGATTTCATGTTCTTGAATGTGGGTGGTGCGATGTACAGCAGCTTGTCGTTTTGACATGCGCTGATATCGAGCGCCCATTTGAGCGTGTTGCCAGTTTTGGACAACGTGATGGCGTTGCTGAGCAAGTCGCTGCTGTGGTTGTGCTGAATGAGCCATTGCTTGATGGCATGGGCAGACACCCCATGCGTCAGCATGAAATAGATGTGCAGCCGCAAGTCGGTAGACCCATCGAGGCCTTGCGATGCAGACCATTGGAGGATGTGCGACACATCGGACAGACCGAGTTGTTTAAGCACAAGGTCGGTAGTGACTGGGATCGTTGCGCCTGATGCTGCAAATGTTCCAGGCAGTCCGTCGATGTCGAGGCACAGCCAGTGTGTTTCGTCGTCAGGAACAGTTGATCCTGCGCGTGATTCGTTGACCAGGGGTTTGAGCAGCTTGCCTTTGAGTAGGCAGTTGCCTAGCGATGCGTGGCGAACGATGGCTGCATGTAACGAGGCAATGTCTGGGGTGTCTTCTTCGTAGCTGGTGACCGCATACACGTTGGGGTATGGGTCTTTGTTGATGGTGCCATCGGGCAGCAGTTCGATGGTCTTGGTGAGGGGTACGGAGGCGTTCAGGAAATACGTTTTCATGCGGTCGACTGCCTCTTTTTTAAGCAGATTGCGGTTTGAACTGCGGTCATCAATGATTGATGAATGTTGCTTTTCTACACATTTGTCTGGCGACCTGTTTAAAGATCGGAACTTTTAGGTCAATTTCGGAACTTTGGAACCAACATTGGAACCACCCACTTATTGCTTTTTACCTATGTAACCACCTTCTTTTCTCTCTTAAAGTTCCAAAGTTCCGAAGTTTTAGGAAAAAGTGTTAGGAGGGGAAAAAGAAAAGAGGTACTAATTTGTTTTCCTATAGAGGTTTAGTGCAAAGTTTTGGAACCGAACTTTGGAACCTGCTACCCATGCTTGTCTTGACAGACGAAAACGACGTCCACACCTTTGTGAGGTGTGAACGTCGAAGTTAGATCTTAGATCAGATGTCGTTAGGCATGTCGCTGAACACAGTCTTTTTGTTGGCAGCGTCGGTTGCTTCAAGATCAAGCTTCATGGCGTTGATGGCTTCTGCACGTCGAGCGTTGATGAGTTCTTTTTGTGCAGCGATTGATTCCTCAATGGCTTCACGGTGGATGCCCATGGCATTGCGTGCTTTGGTGGCTTCTGCGATGGATGCAGATGTGGTCACGATGGGTTCTGCTTTAGGTACCAGGGCATCGCCCAATGCTGCGTATCGTTGGTGTGTAGCTGCCAAGCGGCAGTCGTCGACGAACTTTTGGTGCAGTCGAATGGCAGCGTCAACCGAGAACCTGTCTCGTCCACGTTTCATGATGGACGTCCTGAACTTGGCCATTCTTTCAGGGGTGGCGTACGACATTAGCAACGACAGCTGCGTGCGCAAGTCCAGTTGAAAGAACTCAATGCTGTCGCCGTTGTCGGCAGCAGCGC